AACTCCTATCGTAGGTAGTGTAACTGTAAAAACTACAGAAAATACAGGTTTAAGTCCTGAATATTGGACAGAAAGAATAGTAAGTAAAATTGTTAGTATTAGTGATAATGCTGATCCTGTTGTTCAAGCACAGGCAAAGGCATTTAAAGAAGCCATACAAGCAGTTGTATTATTATATGTAAAACAAGCTATAGCTAGTGATAGAGCTACTGTAGCTGGTTTATTAGAAAAACAAGGTCATAAAGATATGGCTGATATTATTAGGAGAATCTAATGGCTATTACACAAGCTATGTGTACTTCCTTTAAAAAAGAACTTTTAGAGGGTGTGCATAATTTTAAAAACTCAGGTGGTAATACATTTAATTTAGCACTTTATACTAGTAGTGCTTCTTTAGGTGCAGGTACTACTGCTTATACAACTTCAAATGAAGTTAGTGGAACTGGATATACAGCTAAAGGTGGAGCTTTAACTAATGTTGATCCTTCAACATCTAGTACAACTGCTTTAACTGATTTCAATGATTTAACATTTAGCACCGCAACTATTACAGCTAGAGGAGCACTTATCTTTAATGATTCAGCTTCAGGTGATCCAGCAGTATGTGTATTAGATTTTGGTGGAGATAAAACTTCAACCAATGGCGATTTTACAATTCAATTTCCTACAGCAGACGCATCTAACGCAATTATTAGAATAGCTTAACAAATGTCTGTCGGCTGGGGTCGTGGCTCTTGGGGTTCTGATGTATGGGGTGGAACTTCTGTATCTGTATCAGTAACAGGACTTAGTGCAACATCTGCTCTTGGCAATGAAACTGTAATTGCTAAGGCTTTAGTAGCTGTTACAGGTCTAGCAGGTACATCAGCATTAGGTAATGAAACAGTAATAGCAAAAGCTCTAGTTAGTGTAACTGGACTAAGTGCTACATCAGGTTTAGGTGATGAGACAGTATCTGGTATTGCTAATGTAGCTGTTACAGGAAATGCAGGAACTTCAGCTTTAGGCGATGAAACTGTAGTAGCAGATGCAAATACTTCAGTTACAGGTAATGTTGGAACATCTGCATTAGGTAATGCTATAACAGCAGGTGCAGCAGTAACAGGAGTTTCTGCTGTAGCATCAACATTAGACCTTGGTGATGAAATTGTAACAGCAAGTGCAGTTGTGCTTCCTACAGGCGTATCTGCTACAAGCACATTAGGAACTATATCCTTAGTAACTAATAATATTTTATCTGTAACAGGATTTACTGGTACGACTGGTTTAGGAAGTGTCACAGTTATTTCTTCAGCAGTAATTAATCCAACAGGCATAGAGGTACAAGCTCTAACACAAATAGTTAATGTTTGGGGTCTTATAGATACATCTCAAACATCAAATTATCAAGGAATTACAACAACACAAACACCAAATTATAGTAATATAAATACAACACAAAACCCAAATTGGGAAGAGGTAGCTTAATATGGCAACTTATGTAAATAACTTACGATTAAAAGAAATAGCAACTGGTGATGAATCAGGTACTTGGGGTACATCTACCAATACTAACCTTGAGTTAATTGGAGAAGCTCTAGGAATAGGTACTGAAGCTATTACTACTAATGCTAATACTCATACAACCACTGTTGCAGATGGAAGCTCTGATGCAGGTAGAGCTATATATTTAAAGTACACAGGTGCTTTAGATTCTGATTGCACAATAACGATTGGTCCAAACACCATGAAAAGAGTGCATATTATAGAAAATGCTACTACAGATTCAGGCAGTAGTGGACCTTACAATATTATTATCTCTCAAGGCTCAGGTTCAAATGTAACAATCGCAAATGGAAAAGTAGCGGTAGTTCAGTTAGATGGAGCAGGTTCAGGTGCAGCCGTATTAGATGCTTTTACAGATTTACAAGTTACAGATAGTTTATCTGTAAATGGAACAACCCTAACAATAGGGGATGCTACTGCTGAAGATACAAAGTTAGTCTTTGATGGTAATGCTCAGGATTACTATATAGGACTAGACGATAGTGCTGATGATCTAGTTATTGGTCTTGGTTCAGCCGTAGGAACTACTCCTGCTATTGAAATAGACGAAAACCAAGATATTAAGTTTGCTCAATCTATTGGTGTAGGACAAGCAGCCTCATCTACAACAGGTGATATTGTTGCTCAAACTATGTCTTTGCTAGGCACCACACCTACACTTACATTAGGTGATGGTGGCGAAGAAGATGTAGCTATTAAGTTTAATGGCGTAAAAGATTTTTATATTGCTAACGATGACTCAGCCGACAAATTAGTTATAGGTGAAGGTTCTACTGTAGGTACGAACAATATTCTTACCATTACAGATGATTCTGTGACCATAGGTGACGGAGCAGCAGTTGATTCAAAGTTAGTTTTTGATGGTAATGCCCAAGATTTTTATATTGGCTTAGACGATAGTGCCGATGATTTGGTTATTGGTGTTGGATCAACAGTTGGTACAACTCCTGCTATTATTATTGATGAAAATCAAAATGTTGGAATTGGAGTTGCACCGGGACAGAATTTTAATTTAGAAGACACAGGTGCAGTAGAAGCTAGGTTTAGGTCAACTGACAATGACTGTTTCTTACAAATAAGTTCAGATACAGATGAAGGACAAGATTCCGTACTTCAGTTTTTATCAGGTACTTCAGCTAGGGGTTCTATCACATACGACCATAATACTACAGCAGCAAGTCAAAGCATGATTTTTAAAACTGGTGACAATGCTGTTAGTGCTATGACTATACAAGGGGATGGAAAAGTAGGCATTGGATCAGGAACCATAGACGAAATGATACATGTTCAAGTTTCTTCAGGTGATGCCGCAATAAAACTAGAAGATGCCTCTGCTGATTTCATAAGAATAGATCAAAACTCTGTAGGTGCAAACGATAAAATTAGGTTCAAAACAGGTAGCAGTCTTGATGAACGAGCAAGAATTACAGCCGATGGACAACTATTAGTAGGTAAAACTTCAGGAACAAGTGGTAACGCTATTGAAGTAAATAACAGAGTCTCAGCAGCAGCAGGAAGTGCAAGTCAGCCAACATTTAATTGTGAAGGTGATACCAACACAGGTATGAACTTACCTGAAAGTGACAGAATAACATTATCGACTGGTGGTACAGAGAGAGTTCGTGTAAATGCTGATGGGAATATGGGAATTGGTAGTACTGGAGATTCAACTCATAGATTATCACTGGTACATGGAACTGGTGCAACAAGATGCCTACTTATGAACGCTCCTAATGCTGGATTAGCTTGCGTAGTTAAAAATGATTCAGGTACAGGTGCATATGACTCTTTTGCTTTTACAATTAATGGTGGAAGCACTCAAGTTGGTGGTATTTCTAGTGGTGCTGGAGGCACAGCATTTAATACCAGTTCAGACTACAGATTAAAAGAAAATGTAGATTATACATGGGATGCTACAACTAGATTAAAGCAACTTAAACCTGCAAGATTTAATTGGATATCAGATTCTACTGATACTCTCGTAGATGGCTTTTTAGCTCACGAAGTTGAAGATATCGTTCCTGAAGCAATTACAGGTACAAAAGATGCAACAGAAACACTTACAAATGTTGTAAGAGATGCAGGTGGTCTTGTTTTAGCTACGGGAGTTACTGAGGCTGAATGGATAGCAGGCAAAGAAGATGATACTCCTGATTACCCATCTGACAGTACATGGGATGCTTCTTTAACTAAAAATATTTATCAACAAATAGATCAAGCTAAATTAGTACCTTTACTTGTAAAAACTATACAAGAGCTTGAAGCTCGAATTACAACATTGGAGAGTGCATAATGGCAGTTTCATATACTTGGGACGTAAAAACAGTTAATACTTATAAAAGTCACACCGATGAACAAGACCCTTCGAACACAGAAAGTGACGTAATTTATCATGTGCACTGGATTCTTAAAGGGGCAGAGGGTTCACATGAAGGTTCTGCTTATGGGTCTATTGATTTAGATGTGACAGACTTATCCAGCTTTACAGGTTTTAGTTCTGTTACTACGTCTGATGTTCAAGGTTGGGTTGAATCAGCTTTAGGTAGTAGCAAAGTAACATCTTTAAAAGCAAAAATTAAAGCAGATATAACTGAGAAAAAAACACCAACAACAGAAACTAAAACTATAGGAGGATAGTATGTCTGTAGAAAATGTAGTTATGATTAATGATAAAGAAGTTAAAGTAAGTGATCTTACTAAAGACCAACAATATTATTATCAACAGTGTCTTGATTTAAAAAATAAACAAATGAAACTTAAATTTGATATAGATCAAGTTAATGCTTCTCTTACTGTTTTTGAAAATGCTTTAACAAAATCATACGAAGAACAGGAAAAAGAAACTGAAACAAAAACTTTAAATAGTGAGGCTAAATAAATGAGTTGGTGGAAAAAAATTGTTGACACAGTTACTGGCACTGAAAGAAAAAAAGTTCGTGCTAGAAATAAAAAAGGTAGATATATGGCTGATGATAAGTCTACCCCCAATGTTAATGAGGCTTACAAAACAGTAAGAGTTAAAAAGAAAAAGAAATGACATCAGCTATTGAAAGAGTAGCAGCACATGAGAAAGAATGTGCAATACGCTACGAAAATATAGAGAAAAGACTCGATCAAGGACAAGCTAGATTTGCTAGACTAGAGAATATGATATGGGGTCTTTATGTATTAATGATAACTTCTAGCATAGGATTACTAAGTCAACTATTATGAGCAGAGCACAGAAACTTAATAAAGTAATAAAAGGTTTAAAGAAGGCAAGTAAGACACACGCAGGTCAAGCTAAAATTTTAGAGTCTATCAACATGAAAAAAGGTGGAAAGACAAAAAGTAAAGTTAATGAAGCTGGTAATTATACTAAGCCTTCTATGCGTAAAAGATTATTTAACAAAATTAAAGCTGGAGGAAAAGGTGGCAGACCCGGTCAATGGTCTGCTCGTAAAGCTCAAATGTTAGCAAAACAATATAAAGCAAAAGGTGGCGGGTATAAATAGTGTCTTATCTTATAGACAACATACCTCACTTTAAGTGTTGGGTAAGAAAAGAATTTACTCACAATCACGAAAAATATCATGGTGAGTTTTTACATGCTTTGGCAATAGCAGTTAATACTATTCCTGATAGATCATTATCATTTCAAGTTGTTTTTACGGGTTGTGAAGCTGACCTTTATGAAGAAGAAATACCTAATGTTCATGGTGGTGCGATGTGGGCTAGAATGCCAATACAAGCACTTGTAGCAGATATAAGCATGGATCAGTTTCCTGAGCCTATGGAAAATCATTTAGCCCAGCCTTGGGATTGTGAATCAAGACATCATGCAACAACGATATTAGATAGAACTAGTTCTAGTCCTTGGATAGCAAAAATAGATGGTGAGTTTTATAAGTCTAAGTATTTATTTACAGTAGATTATACAGATCATCCAATAGCAGATTGTCCAGCACAACATAAACAGTCTCATGTAATGTATATAACTGAAGACTGTGAATGGAAAGGTAATGTAATAGCTTTACCAAATAATAGAGTAAGAGTTACAAACCCTGCTTTATGGGTTACAGGAGAGGGACCACCAGACTTTAAACCTTCGCAATACTTACATTCAGCAGAAGAACATGAAAGTTATATGGACCCTGAAATAACATTTAATAATTTATATGAAGAATAATGCCACTAAAAAAATCACAAAGAAGTCTAAAAACTTGGACAAAACAAAAGTGGACTACTCCTAGCGGAAAAAAATCATCTGAAACTGGAGAAGTTTACGCACCAAAAAAACAAATCCAAAAATTAAAATCTACTGCAAAGGGTAGGCGTAAACTAGCAGCAGCTAATAAAAAGAAACGAGCAGCTACAAAAGCAGGTAAACAACATGCTCGTCATGGTTTACACAAAGGTAAAAAAAGATAATGTATGAATATGGTTGTTCAGTTACTAGGGTTGTTGATGGCGACACTATTGATGTTATTCTTGATCTTGGTTTTTCTGTTCTTCACAAGTGTCGTGTACGTCTTTATGGTATTGACACGCCAGAATCAAGAACAAGAAATAAAGATGAAAAAGCTAGAGGTAAACTAGCTGCAAAGTTTTTAGAAGACTCTATTAACAATGGAAAACAAGTAATATTAAGATCAAAACTAAAAGACTCTAAAGGTAAATATGGTCGTGTTTTAGGGGAAGTAATAGTTGATGACATAAATATTAACGAGTTAATGGTTAAAAGATACTTAGCAGTTAAGTATTATGGTCAAAGTAAACAAGACATAGAAGCAGAACATTTATTAAATAGACAGAAATTAATTGATCTTAATTTACATGTGTTGATTGATGAATGACTTTATACAAATTATTAATGAAGTTGGATTTCCTATTGCAACAGCATTAGGTCTTGGTTTCTTTATATGGAAACTTATCAACAGAATTATTGATGGCATGGAAACTAAATTAGATACTTTAGATGATAAACAAGCAGAGCTAATAACTAATATGGAAGAACGATTAGGAACAAAGTTAGACTCACAGCATGGTATTTTAGTAGCATTAATAGATAGAGTACGCAGTTTAGATAATGAAATAATTCGTCAAGATACTATGATTAAAACTATTTTAGGTGTACCTAACTTAATAGACACAGATAAAATTGCTAAAGCAGAAAGAGATGACCAAAGAAAAGATTAGCTTTAGAAAATATTTAAAAATGTTTTTTTCTTTTTTAGCTGTAATGATATTTATACTTTGTATTGGTATTTTATTGGCGGATGAAATGACACATAGCTTTAAAAATCCAAGTTTTTCTGGAGTTGGAACATCAGCACATTATTTAACAATAGAGAATCAAGAAACAAATAGAAAACAAGCAATAGCTGATGAGATAAAAGCATATCAAGAAGATTTAGCTAGAGAAGCAGAAAATACAACACTTGCTAGATTTATAAGAAATTTAGAAAGTAGGATATATGCTCAGTTATCAAGACAGCTTGTAGATAATTTATTTGGTGAAACTGTTAATTCTTCAGGCACTTTAGAGCTAGAAGGTAACACAATAGAATACTCAACGGATGGTGATTATATAACTTTAATTATTACGGACTCAGATGGAAATACAACAGAAATTACTTTGCCTATCGGTGATTTTTCTTTCTAGCTGTACGAACTGGTCTATCCTAAATAATTACGCACCACCTATTAGTTTAACCAAACAAGCAGAAGTTGGATCATTAATTAACAAAGAACTAGCTAATATAGGTGAACCTTTTATAAAACCTACAATAGCTGTATATCCAACTAGTTTTACAGATCAAACAGGACAACGCAGAAGTAATAGTAGTTACGCATCTTTTTCAACTGCTATTACACAAGCACCCCATGCTTTTTTAATTAGAGCACTTAAACATGCAAGTAATGGTAATTTTTTTGATGTAGTTGAAAGAGTAGGATTAGATAATCTAACAAAAGAAAGACAGTTGATTCGTTCAACTAGAAAAGATTTTGATGAAGAAGAAAAACTTTTACCTTTAGCTTTTGCTGGATTAATTATGGAAGGTGGCGTAATAGGTTATGAAAGCAATATCAAGTCTGGTGGTTTAGGTGCTAGATACTTAGGTATTGGTGGACAAAAAGAATACAGACAAGATACTGTGACAGTATCTTTAAGAACAGTGTCTGTAAGTACAGGTAAAGTACTAATAGAAGTATTGACCACAAAAACTATTCTTAGCGTTGCAATTAGCCAAGATGCTTTTCGTTTTATTTCTGATGGTACAGAACTTGTAGAGATAGAAAATGGTATGGTTGAAAATGAATCTGTAAATATAGCATTGCAAAATGCTATCGAAAAAGCAGTATTAGAGACCATACAATTAGGAATAAAAAATAATTATTGGAGTATCCCAGATGAAGAAGCTCTTGATGCTATTCGTGGTTAGTTTTATCTATGCTGACAACGAAGTATATGTTGACCAAGTAGGTGCAACATTTAATTTAGATATAGAACAATTAGGCTCAAACAATATTATTGGTGGTGCTAATGCTGTGTCAGGTAGTATGACTGCATTAGATTTAGATGGCACAACCATGACATTAGACATTAATCAGATTGGTGACAGTAATAAATTTCTTGGTGATATAACCGCAGACACATTTACTGGATTTTTTGAGTTTGATGGTGATTCTAATGTTTTTGATATACAAGTTGATCCAACTAATACTTATGGTGCAGATAGTGGTAATTTTAATGTTGATGTTACAGGCGGTAGCAATACTTTTGAACTTAATGTTGCAACTGCTGATTTAGCAGGAACATTAGACCTTGATTGGATAATACAAGGTGATTCAAATGATCTTACATTTAATATTGACTATGATGGTGCAACCAATTATGTTGATATAGATGGAGATAGCAACACAGTTAATTTTGACGCAGATGGATATTCAAGTGGATATTTCTATTTGGATCAAACAGGTAATTCAAGAACATTTAATGTAGAACAACAAAGCACATTGGCAAGTGATTGGTTATCAATATATTCTAGCGGTAATAATGGCACTATTTGTGTCAAGCAAAGTGATGGGGGAACAAGTACCTCGTGTTGAGGTAGGTGCTGTCTCTGAAGTAAATGGTAGTGCTAGGATTGTAAGAATAGATACAGTTTTATCTTCTGTATTTGAAGCTGCTCAAAATTTACAAGTTAAAAGTTACGATAGACTTGAAACAGCTAATGGTAGAATGGGTATTACTTTTATTGATGATACCCAAATCAAACTAACAGAACACTCAGAAGTATTAGTTGATGAGTTTGTTTTCGATCCAAATCCTGATAATTCAAAGATGGCTCTTAACTTCGCTAAGGGCACTGCACGCTTTGTTACAGGTAAACTAGGCTTAGTACCTAAGAAGAACATAAAGATACGCACTAACAGTGCGACAATCGGTATCAGAGGTACTGATTTTACAATCACAGTAAATGAAATAGGTGAATCACTTATTATTCTTTTACCTAACCTTGATGGTACAAGTAGTGGTGAAATAGAAGTAACAACAGCTATGGGTACAGTTTTATTAAATAAACCTTATGAATCTACAGTTACTACAGTATTTGAATCACCTCCAAGTAATCCTGTTATTTTAGATTTAACTTTAGACATTATAGATAATATGCTTATTGTTAATCCACCTGATAGAATTCAAGAAAATTTAGAAGAAACTACAACATCATCCAGTAATGTGCTTGATGTAGATTTTTTAGAGTTTGAAGAACTTGATAAAGATTACTTAGAAAAAGATGAGCTTGAGTTTACAGAGTTAGATATTAATTATCTTGATGTAAATTTTTTTGAAGACTTATTAAAAGTTATAGATGAGCTAGATAAACTTAAAGAAGATGATCTTCAACAAGAACAACAGATAACTAGAATTACTGGTACAAAGGTAGGACAAGATACTCAAACACAAATTATTACACTAGTGCAGGGTGATATAATAAGTCTTAGAAGAAAGGTTGAGCAATCTATACAAGTTGACTTAAACTCTGCTCAAGGATACACAGTAATTTTTATACAAGATGGTGTATCTAATACAGTAAAAATAAATGGTGGTGGTGATTCAGTTATAAAAATCACACAAAGTTCATAAGGATATTTATGTTAAAAGGTATGTTAAAAAATGTTGTTGGTTCAATAGCACCAAGTTTAGGTTCTGCTGTTGGTGGTCCATTAGGCGGAATGGCAACTAAAATTATTTGTGAAACATTAGGATGTAAAGCTGATGCAAAATCTATTGAATCTGCTATTAATAATGCTAGTCCTGAACAACTATTACAGCTAAAACAAGCAGAAAAAGATTTTGAAATTCGCATGAAAGAATTAGATGTGGATGTATTTAGACTAGAAGCTGAAGATAAAAAAGATGCTAGAGGTAAATTTGGCAAAGATTGGACAGCAAGAATCATGGGTATTGCAACTGTTGGTGGTTTTCTTGGATATATATTTTTAGTTACCTTGCAACCACCTGAACAAAATAGTGAAGCATTAATAAATTTAGTGCTTGGATATCTAGGAGGATTAGCAAGTGCAGTTATTTCGTTCTATTTTGGAGCATCTAATTCCAGCGATAAAGGAGAGTAATATGAACATATCTAGCGAAGGTATTTCTTTAATTAAAAAGTTTGAGGGTTGTGAACTAGAATCATATCAAGATGCAGTAGGCGTATGGACTATTGGTTATGGACATACTAAAGATGTAAAAGAAGGTATGACTATATCTAAAGAACAAGCAGATACAATGTTATTAAATGAACTTGATGAGTATTGTGAGCATGTAGAAAAAGCTGTTGTAGTTAAACTAGAACAATGTCAATTTGATGCTTTAGTATCATGGACATATAACTTAGGACCAACAAATTTAAACAATAGCACCATGTTAAAAGTATTAAATAAAGAACTTTATGATGAAGTACCTGCACAAATAAAGCGTTGGAATAAAGCTGGTGGTAAAGTTTTACAAGGTTTAGTAAGACGCAGAGAAGCTGAAGCACTTTTATTTCAAGGTAAAGATTGGACAGAGGTGTAAAATGCCTTTTTCTAAATTTGTTTTCAAACCCGGAATAAATAAAGAAGGAACAAACTACTCTAATGAGGGTGGTTGGTTTGATGCAGATAAAGTTAGATTTAGAAAAGGCAGACCTGAAAGAATAGGTGGTTGGGAAAAAAATTCTGCTAATTCATTTATAGGTACAGCTAGAAAAATTCATGTATATAAAGATACGAGTCAAGCTCAATATAATTTAGTAGGTACACATAAAAAACTATATGTGCAACAAGGTAATGTATTTAATGATATTACACCTATTAGATCAACAACTGGTGCAGGAGATGTTACTTTTTCAGCATCTAACGGAGATGCAACACTAACTATCACAGATACAGCACACGGAGCAGTACAAGGTGATTTTGTTACTTTTAGTGGTGCAGCTACATTAGGTGGAAATATAATAGCTTCTGTTTTAAATCAAGAGTATGAAATAGCTACTATTGTTAATGACAATTCATATACAGTAGAAGCTAAAGATACTTCAGGATCGACTGTAACCGCAAACTCATCTGATACTGGTAATGGTGGTAGTTCTACTGTTGGTGCTTATCAAATAAATGTAGGGTTAGATACTTATGTTTCTTCTACTGGATGGGGTGTAGGAACATGGGGTGCAAGTACATGGGGTTCTGGAACAGCATTAACTGCTGATAATCAATTAAGATTATGGTCACTAGACAATTTTGGTGATGATGGTTTATGTTTAGCTAGAGGTGGTGCTTTATTTTATTGGGATGAATCATCAGGTGTTACTACTAGAGCAGTGGCAGCAAGTAGCAGAGCAGGTGCAAGTGATACACCAGTAAAAGCCTTACAAATAATGATGTCAGATGTTGATAGACATGTTATAGCATTTGGTTGTAATCCAATAGGTTCAACTACAATAGACCCATTATTAGTTCGTTTTTCAGATGCAGAAAGTGCAGTTGATTGGACACCTACAGCAACTAACTCAGCAGGTGGAGTGCAACTTTCTACAGGCTCACAAATTATTGGAGCATTACAAACAAGACAAGAAATACTTATTTGGACTGATGCAGGTATTGTATCTATGCGTTTTGTTGGAGCACCTTTTACATTTAGCTTTAATGAGGTAGCAACAGGTATGTCTTTAATATCTCCTAATGCTGTTGCAACAGGGGGTAATACAATTTTCTTTATGGATAATGGTGCCTTTTATCAATATGCAGGTTCTTTACAAAGATTGCCTTGCACTGTATTAGATCACATATTTGATGATATTAACTTAGACCAAGCATTTAAAATATTTGCAGCACCAATACCACAACACAATGAGATTATATGGTTTTATCCAAGTGCTGATTCTGAAGAAGTTAATAGATATGTAACTTATAACTACTTAGAACAATCTTGGACTATAGGTACAACAAGTGATGGATTTACAAGAACAGCATGGAATCCAGCATATATATTAAAACACCCTATTGCTGCTGGAAAATTAGATACTACTGATACTAATTATTTATATAACCATGAAGTAGGACATAGTGCTGATGGATCGTCATTCACAGCATTTATAGAATCATCAGATTTTGACTTAGACCCTGATGGTGAAAGATTTATGTTTATATCTAAATTAATACCTGACTTACAATACAGAGGTTCAGATGATACTGCTAATACAGTTAATTTTGTGATTAAAGGTAGAAACTATCCACTAGAAAGTTTATCTACACTACAAACTGTTGCAGTTACGCCTAACTCAACTTTTACAAATACAAGAGCAAGAAGCAGACAAAGTGCTATTAGAATAGAAAATACAGCAGATAATTTTGGATGGCGTTTAGGTGATTTAAGATTAGAACTTAGACAGGATGGCAAACGATAATGGCAGAAAAAACAAGTGTACCTTTACCTTTAGCTAATCAAGAATATGATGAAATAAATGAAGCTATAACTAGAAGAACTATTGAACAAGCAATTCAAGATATAAATGCTGAGATAGGAACTTTAAAAGCTATGCAACAATCAAACATTAGTAAGTCGGTTCGTAGGCATCAATTTTTATTAATGGGTGTAAAACATGGCTGATAATTTAAAAGTATTAGGACAGTTAGACCCAGCAGCAACTACAACTACTGTGCTTTATACAGTGCCTGATAAAACTCAAACAACTGTAAGCTCAATCGTAGCAGCTAACAGAACAGGCTCTGCAATAACTTTTAGATTAAGTGTGCATGTAAATGGTGCAGGTGCAGATGATAAACAATTTTTATTTTATGATAAATCAGTAGCAGCAAATGATTCATTTTCTATAGTAATAGGGATAACTTTAAATCAAGGAGATGTTTTAAAAGTTTATACTAGTGCAGTAGATATGAGTTTTAATGTATTTGGATGTGAAACCTTAGAGGAAAGATAGATGGAAAATCTTAAAAACCAAGCAAATCAAGTAGCAAACGCAGGTCGTTTTGGCGATAGTATGTTGGTGCATATGAACCCTATAGAAGTACAGGGTTTAGCTAGTAGTATGCCAATGACTATTAATCCACAAACAGGACAGCCTGAAATGTTTTTACCTTTTCTTGCACCTTTACTAGGTGGTGCAGCAGGTACAGCTTTATTTTCAGGAATAATGAGTCCAGCAGTAGCAGGTGCTGTGGGTTCAGGATTAGCCACAGCAATAGCAGAAGGTGATCTTAAAAAAGGAATCATGGCTGGTATTACAGGATTTGGTATTGGTAATGTATTAGGTCAAGT